TCAGCGTGTCGCGTCCACCTTCAGCGCGCGTTTGTGGCGCACATAGTCGGCGGTCTGGGACTGGGTGGAGTGGGCGCCCATGCGCTGCGCCTCCATGATCCCGCGCCCACGGTCCACATCGGTCAGGGCCTTGCCGCGGAGGTCGTGGAAATGGCAATCCTTCACGCCGGCCCGCTTCACTGCCCGCTTCCAGGCGGTGGATGCGCCCGAGTAGGTGTAAGGCTGGCCCTGCAGCGTGCAGAACACGAAATCGGGGCTCTGGTTGGGTAGCGCCCGCAGGCGGTCCACCACATTGCGCAGGCGCTGTGTCCATGCGATCAGGACCTGGGCGCCGGTCGAGCCCTCGGTTTTTGCCGGCTGGAACGTGATGCCCTGCTTGCCCACATCGCTCCACCGCAGGGTCAGCAGGTCGCCAATGCGCTGCCCGGTCAGGTAGGCCATATCGATCAGCGCGCAGATCGTGTGGCCGGAGCGCGTGCGCTTGCCGTCGTCCCCGTACATCACGGCCACCTTGATGCGGCGCACTTCGGAATCCGTGATGTACCGCGTGCGCGCCTTCACGGACATGGTCTTGAGGCTGTCCACTGGGTTCGTGCCGGGCGGCCGATAGCCTTTCTCTTCGGCGAACCGCATCAGCTCTCGCAGCATGGAGCGGTAGGCGTTGTAGGTTCGCGGCTTGTCGCTGAAGTGTTTCAGGAACTCCACAATGGCCGGCGCGGTGACCTCCTGCGCGCGAAACTCCTGGAACGATTCGGAGATCGTGCGCGTTTGGTAGGCGTCGTTGGCCTGCGTTTTCACGCTGTGCCTGCTGCCGACCTCCGCAAGCCAGTCCGCGATCAGCGCGGCCATGCTGTCCCGGGTCTGATCAGCCTGCTCCATTGCTGCTAGGGCGCGGTACAGAGCAGGCAGGCCGTCACGGATGGTGGACAGGCGCGCCCAGATCCGCTTTTTCCCTTCGGCGCGGACATGCCAATAGGCGCCGCCCTTTTCATAGACACGCTTGGGCAGGTCGCTGCGGCGCTTGCTCATGCTGGCCTCCGCATCTGCGGCGGCCGCACGCGCGGCACGGTGGACGGCGCTGGGCCAGCGCATACGGCTAGGTAGTGGTCGCGCTCCAGCAGCACCTTGCCCGTGCGCTCGCTTAGCCGTGCACGGAAGAATCCGCGCTTGTGCAGCGCCTTGAGCTGCATGGAGGGCCATTGGTAGTGGGTGAGCTCCCTGATTTCGTCTTCAGAGAGGGTCAGGCTGATGCTCATGGTGGGCACCTTTCAAAAACAAAGGCCAGCAGGTGCTGGCTCTGGGGTTGGGTCGGGCAAATGGGGGGGCATGAAAAAGCCCGCGAATGCGGGCGATGTCAGGACAAATGGCTTACCCTCTCTGCCGAAAAGGAGAGGGCAATGGCGTATTGGTGGGTCAATCACAAACAGACTTTCAAGTCCGAGATCGAAGGCGGGTACATCTGGAGCCCTCAGCGCAAGGCCAACGGCGGGTACAACCAGACCTACGAGAATCTGCGCCTGGTGAAGAAGGGCGACACGGTGATCTCGTATGCAGACGGCCAGGTCAAAGCGATTGGCGTGGCCACGTCCGGATACCGAGACGAGGGCAAGCCCGAAAATTTCGGCAAGGCCGGCGACGCATGGCACTCAGATGGTTGGCTGGTGCCCGTTGCATGGGAACTGCTCGAAAGCCCGGTTCGGCCTAAGCACCACATGGGTGTGTTGGCCGGTGATCTCCCGGAGAAGTACTCGCCTATCCGTGCCAGCGGAGATGGCAACCAGGGGGTGTACCTTGCATCGGTGTCTCAGGCGCTGGGCGAGAACATCTTGGGACTGGCAGGCAAGGCCAACGACGCCGCGCTGGAGTTCCACGATGAGCAGCTCATGGAACTGGAAGCAGACCAGGTCCAGCAGGAGCTCAGCGCATCCCCCACGCTTTCATCCACAGAGATCGAGCAGTTGGTGAAAGCGCGCCGTGGCCAGGGTATCTATCGCACCAACCTCATGCAGATTGAAAAGCGCTGCCGCCTCACTGGAGTTTCAGACACGCGGCTTCTGGTGGCCAGCCACATCAAGCCCTGGAAGGACTCTACGAACCAGGAGCGGCTGGATGGCCACAATGGGTTGCTGCTGTCACCCCATGTGGACAGGTTGTTCGATCGCCACTTGATCAGCTTCACGGACGATGGGCAAATCATCGTTGTAGAGGCGTGGGTAGTGAACGCCATGCTTGCGTGGGGCCTTGATCCGAAGATGAACGCTGGGCAGTTCACTCCGAAGCAGCGACAGTACCTTGAGGTGCATCGCGCCAAGCTCACCCAACAGTCGCACTGAACCCTGTGGCTTTGTGATTTCGCAAAATCCGGGCTGCTTGTACTGGCCGAGTTATTGGGTGGCTTGCGGTATCTTCTATTGAAGAAGAGAGGTTCGTATGGAAAATGCTAAGACTAGAAAAATTATCCCGATTTCTGATACTCACGCGGCCATTGCAGCGGGAATGATGATGTCGTTCTTTGTTATTTGGATATTGATTTCTGGGATGGGTGACGATTTTATTTCATGGATTGGTGGAAAGGGTAATCTGTCTGGCTGGGTGCAAGCAGTCGCTGTAATAGTTTCTTTGGCTATTTCAATTTATTTGCCTTACAGGGAAAAAATTATTAAACGCAACGCTAACTATGAGTTGGTGCTCGCATGTATGCATCAGTTGCGTGATGTTCTTCATATTCTTGTTTTAGAAGTGCCTCGCACAAATAGAATAGATTCAGCTTTTTCTGTTCATAAAGAAGAAATTTCTGTAGTGCGAGGTTTGCTTTCTCGTGTAAATCCAGAAGATCTACCTACCTCCATAATCAGGATCTGGCATAACGTATTAGTTATTGCAGAAAAATTAGAACGACATGGATCTTCTGTGAGATCTAGAGCAGAGTTACAGGAGTTTATGCGCATTGAAATTAGTAGGTTGAATGGCTATATTAACGATATCAAATGAAATAGAAGATATGCCTGTTCATTTTTTGGTTTATGACGGTGACGTGGGCACTCCTGATTGCTCGAGCTAGATTCCGAGCGCTTGCTGGACGGCAGGTGGCGCGGCCAGGTGCTGCTGACAAGCTGGGTTGAGCCAAAGCACCTCTGTTTTCACGGCGGTGCCGCGCCCGGCCGAGATACGGGCGCCGGTGGTGTGGACCTGCCAGTCGGCCAGCTCGCGCTCGTACAGTTCCGATGGGTAGCCGCTGAGCACGACCATGCCTCTGAGGCCACGCAGCACGCCCAGCAGCTCGATGTGCTGCTCGTCCGTCATCTCGTGGCGGTAGCAGCCCTGCGTGACGTTGCGCAGCGAGCGCGTGCCGAACACGTAGGGCGGATCCACGAAGTGCAGCGTGTCGGCGGTGTCGTGCTGCTGCATGACCTCGACCGCGGGCCGGTTCTCGATCAGCACGCCCTGCAGGCGCTCGATGATGGGTGGCAGCTGGCCTGGGTAGCGGCTCCAGAGGTGCTGGGCCGTGCCGTAGGGCCTGGCAGTGTCAATGCGAAAGCCCGTCACGCCCTTGGTGGCACCTGCAGAGCCGAAGCCCATGCACGCTCGCACGGCGGTGCGCCGCGCCCGCTCTACCGGCTCTTCGCAGTCCTGATATGACAGGTCGAACTCGGCCCGCGCGTATGGCGTGAGGTGCAGCAGCTGGATGAGTCGTTCGGACTGGCCAGGGTCCCGCAACACGCGGAAGAAATTGGCGATGTCGTCGTCCAGGTCATTGTAGACCTCGGCATATGCCCGCGGCTTTTGCAACAGCACGCCAGCCGCGCCGCCGAATGGCTCGACGTAGCAGCGGTGCGTGGGGAAGTGTTGAAGCACCCAGGGCGCCAGCCGGAACTTGGCGCCGTGATAGCGCAATGCGGGGGATGTGACTTGTGGCATGAGTGCAAAAAGCCCGAGAGGCGACTGCTAAACGGGCTATGGGAGGTTAGGATTCACCGCTCATGAAAGGAGAGGGCGATGGACGTTTATCAATGGATGGATAGTTCGATTCAGGCTATGAAGGCAATGAAGGTGTTGCCTCCGCCGGAGGATGTGTGCTGGGCTTTTTGGTGTATGAGTAAATCAGAATGGGCTGCATGGATGCAAGCAGTCTTTAGCGTTTTTGCTATATGCGTGGCTATAGCCGTTCCCCTATGGCAGCACAAAGTAGTCGCAAGACGAGAAAATGTTGTTGCAATTCTTCTCGCAATTTCAGTTGATGAGCAGCTTAAAGACCTTTGTATAAAACTTAGGCAGCTTGCTGAGGAGAGTGAGAATTGGATTCTGAAAATACCAGAGTTCCACGATGTTATTAGAGTGGTTCGCAACGTGCCAGTCATGAATTTTCCAGGACTTGATGACCACGCTGCTCTTTCGCCTCTTGGAGTTAAGTATCTTAGAAAGGCTTTTAAGGCTGCTGCTCAGATTAAGCAAACCAAAGATTTTGTAGATTTGTTTTTTTCAGAATATAATCAATCATCTGATAGATGGACGCAGGCAATGTGGAATGTTAGTGAATCAGCGGCTAAAGCGGCCGACCTCTGTTCCATAGCGCATAAGGAGATTGAGGGGTTTCAGAGAAAGCATCGAATCATCAGGTGATGATTTACCCATTTGCGTAATCGTTTCTTGCATGTCTAGAAGAGATCAGAGCCCGCAATGGACTCTGGTTGCAAGGCCTTTTCAAGCGGCGGGCTTGATCAGGAACTGATTCCGGTCCTTGCCGTTGATCCAGTTCGGCGGCTTGCCCCGGTCGGTCCAGTGGCGCAGGATGTTGCACCAAGTGGATCAATGTCCGCAGGGCAATCCTTCACCCTCGGCCAGCTCCGAAGGAACCGTAGCCCCGCAGCTCAGGCAGCGACGCAATGGCGCCCGGGCTGTCGGCTGGTGGGCGCTGCACTTCACCGCCTTGACGCCATCTGGATATGACTTGATGACTGGCATGGAGCTGAAAGGCAGGGTGGCACAGGCGCGGCTGCCGCCGCAGCAGGTCTGGCACATGGAGCCTTTGGGCTGATGATGAGTCATCGCCTGGGCTCCTTGTCGCTGGTGCGGTGGACCAGGCCTTGCCAGTGCTGGCCCGGTGGCAGTGGCGTGGTGTGGCCGGCTCCGTCTGCTGTGGGCTTGGGCATCGCACCTTGCAGTGCTGGCGAGTCAAGAAATCCCACGCGCGAAGCCTTCGTGATCCGCGCAAACTCGATCTCTGCGCGCGAGCTGGCCACCAACGTCTGGCCTATGTCGGTGATGGCGCGGGCGATCTGCGGAGTGGTAGCGCCGCTGCGCAGGTCCTTGATGGTCTGGAGCAGCAGCGATTGCAGCTGGCCCATGCCGCTGGTTTCAGGCGGCGCGGGCTGGGTGTCGGTTGTGGTGGTGGTCATGCTCGGCTTTCTCGATTTCCTTGATCTCTTGGTCCAGCTGGCGTGTGAGTTCCCACACGGGCAGCAGGTCGATGGGGACGGCGGCCCCGTTGCTGCGGGACAGCTCTGCGCGAGGGATGCAGCGCAGGTTGTTGATGTCGAAATTGGATGTGTCGCCGTCATGGAAGATGACGGCATGGCCCTCCGGGATGGGGCCGCGGTGCTGCTCCCACACGATGCGGTGCACCAGTGCCCAGCGGTTTGGCTCGGCCACCTTGCGCTTGAGGTAACGGGCTGCATGTGGCAGCGCGCGGGGCGGCGTGGTCCAGCGCTCGGTGCCTACGGGCACCCAGGTTGGCGGCCGGTTGCCGGCCTTGAAATGGCTTCGACCCAGCTCCGCGCTGTACCCGTGCAGCCCCTTGTTCCAAGGCTTGAATCCAGCGGTGAACTGACCCTGCCGCCGGCCCTGGCGCAGCATGGAGGTGCTGTAGGTCTGGGACAGCACTGCAGGGCTTTTGTGCAGCCCTAGGCGGCTGGCCCGGGTAGCGATGTCCTGCATGGGCATGCCCAGCAGCTCGCCCAAGTCCTCGTTGAGCATGTCGGCATACAGCAGCTGCAGCAGGTCATCAAGGTGCGTCCAGCGGCCGGTGCGCAGGGTCTTGGCGCCGGGTGCCTTTTTCACGCCCAGGCCATAAGCGCGCTGCTGCACATGCCTGGCCGAGCGCTGCAGGTGCGCAGCGACGGCAGCCGTGGGCTGGGTGGGGTAGTGCGCGCGCAGGTAGGCATCATCCTCGGCACGCCATGGCGTGTTCTTGCTCATAGCGGGAGACCTACCTGCTGCCCCTTGATCTGCAGCACGCGGCGCGCTGCGTTGCCGACTTCGGCAGTGACCGAGTAGCCGAATCCATCGGGGTTGATCAGCTCGCGGAGCAGGTCGAAGGCCTCGGCAGCATCCGGCGCCAGGTGGCTGGCGTCGTAGGTGGTGGTTTCGAGGTTGGGTAGGTGCTGGGCCATGCGCAGCAGCTCCAGTGCGGCCGCGTCCTCGGTCTGCAGGCCGCGCCCAGGCACCGGGCGGGGCAGGTTGGTGGTCAGGGCAACACGGCCCTCGTCGTCGGCGGAAATGGCAATGATGATCTGGCGGGCCATGGTGGTCTCCTGTGAAGTGGCGGGGTCAGGACGGGGTTGCGTCAAGGTGCAGAAGGCGGTGTATCTGGTCGCGCGAGCGGTCGAACTGGACAGCCCACGCGGCACGCTGGGTGATGGGTGGCCTGCTGGCGTGCTGTGCTGCCAGGGCGTGGGCGTCGGCCAGCGCGAGGGCGTGGCGCAGCGCGTAGTGCCAATCGCTGGCCCAGTGGTGGTCGCGGTCAGCGGTGGCAGATGACGACATAGGGCCGGTCTCCGAATTGCTCCAGCGCCCAGGCGCATGCGTCTTGCGTGCAGGCGCCGACGAATTGCTGCTGCGTGCAGCCGCATTTGATGGTGAAAGTGCGCATGTGACTCCAGTAATCAGAGGGATGGCAGTTCCAGCGGGATCTGCTGGAGCTTGGTTGCGGCGGGCGCATCAGCCGCGCTGGCCTTGCGGCTGCGGCGCTTGGGTGGAGCTGCAGCAGCTGCGGCGCTGGCCAACTGCTCGCGCGCCCTGGCGAAGGTCTGGGCCACGTTGGTGTGCTCGCTGCGGCGGTAGACAAAGGCCTGATCGGTGATCGGCGTGGAGGGGCGGGTGATGCGGGCGAGTTGCATGTGGGTCTCCGGCATGCAAACGGCCCGCTCAGTGGCGGGCCGTTGGTTGGTCAAAGAAGGTGGTGCCGCACCAGGCGTAGAGCAGCATTCCGCTGTGCCTGGCCTCGTCCAGCGCCGCATATCCCGCGTTGCTCAGCAGCGCGCATGCGCTCCAGATCAGGGGGTGGCCGTCGCCCTCGCGCTCCATCACGGCGCCTTCGGCCAGGTCGCGGAAGTAGGTGGCCAGCCAGAACGGGCCAGGTGGCGTCGGCGGCGGTGTCTCGGGGTACGGCGGGCTCATTGGTGCTGCGTGACCGCGTCGAAGAACGTGGTGCCTGGCCAGGCGTAGAGCAGCATGCCGTCTTCCTGCGTGTATTTCGCGGATTTGCGCGCCTTCTCCTGCGTGAGCGTCGCCGCCATGTAGGTGGCTGATCGGGTGACCTGATCCGACTTGGGGGCGCCGATCGCTTCCAGCTTGGTTGCCAGGCCTTCCAAGGCAACGCAGTGCGCAAGGTCTATTAGGTAGGCGGCGAGCCAGAAATTCTTTTTGTCAGGGTCTGGCAATCGGGGGAAGGCCATGCACAGGTGCTCGGCCTTCGGTTTGCGAAGTGGGCGGCGCGGTGGGATGGCATTTGCCATGGCAGATCTCCAGTGGTGGACGAAGAAAAGGGCCGGTGCCGCGTGGCGGCTGCGTGGGCTAGATGGCTGGTGGTTGCGAAGAAAGAAGCCCAGGCCCGGCGGAAAGGAAAGCCACATGTGCCATTCAGAGCTGAGGTGCTCCAGCGAGGGCATGGCTGTATGGCGTGACAACCTGTAAACTCAGGTGTCAAAAGTTTGGAGCAGATATGAATTTGAGGACGGTTGGCAGCACCATTGCCCTGAGCATTCTTCTCACCGCTTGCGCTACTACTTATGAAGATAGGGCGATCAAGGATAAGAATTATTCTGGTGCTCTGTACTCGGTCAGTTACTACGAGGCCAAGGCCGGCAGAGACGACGTTGATAAGCTGGTGGCAAGAATCAAGGATGCCGCCGGTTCTCAGTATCAGGTGCAGTTCTACGAAGACACCAAAAAATTCATTCAATATAAAGAAAAGAATCGCGCCTTCTTCAAGGACATGGTCTTGTATATGGCCAATGCTCAACGAGGTGGTTTGCTGGATGCGGCGCAAGCGGCAGATATCAACCAAATTCTTTATAAGGAATTGGCGCAGCAAGCTATCTTGAAGCCCACGATTTTGAATGCTGAGCTAAAGGAGAGCTATCCAGATTTGCCGAAGTACATGGGCGCAGCGTACGAGTCTGAGTATCGCCGAGCTCTCAATGGAGAACTGCCGGATATGGAGGCGTATGCGTCCGTTTACTCGGCCATGAAGAATAGTGACAATGCAAAGGCTGCTGCGCTTTTGCCGGTTGTGCGCACAAAAATGGCTGACCTGATCAAGTCAATGGGGCCGGGTGCGTGGCGCGATCTTGCTGGAGTTCTTGCCGTCTACACAGCGACCCGCGACCCAGTCATTGAACAACATGTTCTGCAGTTCGTCACGCGCGCAGACCTCTCGAAAAAGCAGCTCAAGGAAGAGGTGGCGACTGTCCTTCCCGACTTGGCCGCCAAGGCAAGGGCAGAGAGAGAGCTTCAAGTGAAGATCGTTTCCGACAGCAACGATCCGTTCATAGATGAGCTTCCCAAGGCGCTTGAAGATTTTGATGAGTGGATAACTGTTGAAGACGAGGCGAAGCGAAAGCTGACCATTGCCCGGTTGCGCATTACTGAGCGGCCTGGAAATCCTCTTGTCAGAACGCAAACGGTTAGCGATCTGGATTTTGCTACGAGACTGCTGATTCCGAAGAATGCCAGCGTTCTTTACGATACCACCACAACCAACTATGAGATCAGTTGGAGCATGAATGTCAGCGATTCTGCTGGCAAGGGATCAAAAGTCATATCTGGCAAGAAATCTGAGCAGAAAATTGAATGCTCCAACATCCGATATAAAAATGTGTTTGGCGGTGAAGGCGAAGTTGGGTTGATCCCAACCAGCATCCAAGGCGTCTGTAACAGGAAGAGCGGCATAAACTTTGATGCCATCCGCTCCGAGGCTGTCAAGGAAATTGCGGGAGAAATCGTGCAGCTGCTGCGTAAGGACCAAAAGGTATCCGGTACTACGCGCAGTTAATAGTCCTCAGTCCTTTGTGATCTTTTCGTATTTCACAGCGTCATTGACAGGCCCAGCACCTTAAGTGCCGGGCCTTTTTATTGCCCGTTCTTTCCGGGCCGTCAGCCATCTCTGGCTGGGGTTTTCTGTTCTTGGCAACCCTGTTTGCCTCACCTGGTCGCCCGTCTACCGCGCTTTGGCAGGACTGGGCCGGGCAGGACTACCCGCGCAGAGCAGCGGCCCATGCCCGCTGGTGCTTGTGCCGGTCTGCCCCGCAGGTCGGGCAGACATCATCGGCGTGCAACTTTTGAAAGACCGGGGCTTGCCCGGTCGATGCCGTGGTGCCCGGCGCAGCCGGTTGGGGCGGCGCTGGATGATTGTAAACACGTTTACATAAATGGCGCAATTGATTTGTAGATGAGTTTACAAATTTGAATTTTCCCCATCCAAAAAAATTCCCTTGTGAAGCGTGTTGGGGTGCGGCTATGATTCAGATATGTATGGAAACACAGTACTCTCGAGCGAGGCTGAAGAGCAAACGCTCGTCAGAGTACGCGGCGCGAACGAGGCCGAAGTGGGGGTCGAAGTGTGTTTGAGCGAGCTGACGCGCCAGGGCGTGAAGGCCCTAATTTTTCCCAACGAGGAACTGCTTAGGACTTGGCGGCTGCGTCTTGCAGCACTTGCATGATGGCAGTGCTGGCAGCGTTGAAAGCTTTTGCGCGACTCAGCTTGTCGGACTGCGAGATCATGTCGAAGAGCACCGCCAACTCTACGGCAGCCGGGGATAGTTCTGTGGGTGCGTTGATCGCTGGCGGCTGGTCCATCTGGCCTTCACCGGTCAGTAGCCATCTCGAATTCACCTTGAGATAGGCGGCAACTTTTTCATGCGCCTCGGTGCGCAGCTTTTGGTCCCGCCCCTTGGCGTTCGTCAGGATCATGCCAATGTTCTGAACGGACCTGCCTGCCGCGGCAGCAACGTCCTTGCGCTCGATCTCACGCCCAAGCGCCTCTGATCGCTTCTGCATGGCTTGTAGTAGGCGTTCCCCATAGAGCATGGCGCACCTTAATCCCTAATATGTAAATTTGGTTGCCTCAACTCTTGTAAACATGTTTACAATGAGGTATGAAAAAAGATCACGCTATAGCGCTGCTGGGCGGTACGGCCAGGAAGGCCGCTGAAGCGATGGGCTATCGCGCAGTTCAAACCATCTACTTGTGGCCCGACGAACTGCCACAGGCGACCGCCGATCGTGTGATGGGCGCTGCCGCGCGGATCTCAAAGTCGGTAAGTGAAGGGTTGCCAACGTTCAGCAACCAGGAGGTCGCCCATGGCTGAACCCCTCTACCGTCCCGCGTTCATGGTGCTCTCTCGTGCCAATGGCGGTGTGCGCATGGAGCTGCGCAAGGGTCATCGCTCCGTGCGGCGCTCGTTCACTCCAGAAGAGGCGCAGTTGCTGATGTTCATGCTGGCGACCGCGCTGGCGGACTTTGATCAAGATCGCGCGCCAGAGATTGCTAAACAGGCAGTTCTGTGCGAGATCGGCCGTTACGGCAAGAAGCAGCATGGCTGACCCCTCATTCCATACCCGTCTGGAGCACGTTTGCCTGAGAGCGGATGGCACTCAGCAGGCTGTAGCGCATTTCACGCATGACAGCTTCGGCACCTCCCTGCTCACTTTGGTGTTTGCGGGCGCTCAGGTAGATCTCCGCTCGGCTGACCAGTCGATCCGCTTTCCTCGTGATGTACGGGTCAAGGCCTTTGAGTTCATTAGCCACAAATGCGATTCGCTGATAGCGCATTGCATCCGCCTTGGGCATGGCGTCTGCAAGCAGTGCCTCAATTTCGTCACACAGTTTGTGAATTTTCTGATGGGAAAGACTGGTCATGAATTTCGGTTTCCTTGTCAGTGGATTTTTCTTGTCAGTTTCTTCGGCCTGCTGGCTTCCCAGATGCCGGGCCACTCCTGCCGCAACACCGATTTGATGGAGAGGCTGTGATGCGTGCCTACCTTTGGTTTTCCCTGGTGGTCTGCGCTCTTTGTGTATGCGGTCGGGCTATTTGGCTGGCACGCGGAGAGTTCCCTCGGCGCACGGCTGGCCAAGCCGTAGTGGATCTGATTTTTGATTTGGTGATGGCTGGCTGGGCTCTGGGTTTGCTGCTGCAAGGAGGTGCCCATGCTTGAAGAACTGCGCCGAGAACTGTTCCGATGCCAGGCGCGAGCGCTGTGGCTGCGCTCGCTGGCGGTGTCTGATCCGCTTCTCAGCGCGCGGCTGCAGGCGGAGTCCAGTCTTGCATTTCTTCGTGCAACGCAAGGCGAATGTCCTCTGGACTCATTGAGCGGACATCCCGAGGCAGCCAGTGATATTTCCGAATCAGGTGGTAGTGCACTGCCTCCATGCCATCGATCGTCTTCCAGCCATGTTTCTCCGCAAGGTGGAAACCAAAAACTTCCAGCAGGTAGTTCAAGTTCCCATTCGATTCGTGCCACTTCTTGAGTATGTCGAAGCGATCTTTTTCGGTGTATTGCTGCTGGCTCATGTCCGCCCTCCTTGGCGTAATTGGTTGTGTGAGAGCTTCCATCGTAACCAAGGCATGGGCGGACACCCTTTTGCGCTCTCATGCCACAAGCCTCGCAGCAATGGCCTGCAAATGGGAAATCACTGCAGGATGTGCTGTCCGGGTCTCCTGCATGCGCTGGCAGCACAGCTCGCTCCAGCGGGCCAGCGCGGCCGCGCCGAAACCGGCTCGGCCTTCGCCTTCCAAGACTTCGATCATCTGGCCCAGGAACAGCTCCAGGGCCTGCGCCCATTGGGGGCTGCCGATGTTGTCTGCTGTGGGCGTTGCGGGTGCGGTGCTGTGGCTCATGTCGATGGCTCGCAAGGGGTTGTGCTGATGAGTGCAACTTTCTCAGTTGGCATCGCCCCTGGCTATGTCGAAAGTGAGCCTCAAGCCGACATTGCCGCCGGCATGGACGTGCTCGACGCGGCTTACCTGATCGCGCAGACCAGCCAGGGCGGCATCAAGGCCCTGGCGGTGCGCATGGGCATCAACGCCGGCACGCTGCAGCACAAGCTCAACACCAACAACGACACCCACCACCTGACGCTGCGCGAATCCGTGCGGCTGCAGGTGGTGACGGGCAATGCAGCGGTGCTGCATGCCATGGCCAGCGAACTCGGCTACGAGTGCCGGCGAACCCTCCCAGACCAGGCCGAGGGCGATCCGGTGGAGGCCTTCATGCATTTCCAGTCCGCCGTGGCCGAGGTCACGCGCGCCGCAGCTGATGCGCACCGGCAGCCGTCGCGCAATGCCGTGCGGCGCCTGGATCGCCAGGTGCAGGAACTCACGGTCATGGCGCAGTACCTGGCCCGCTCGGCACAGCAGCGCCTGGCCGACACCCCTGGAGGTGGCAATGCGTATTGATATCAAGCCTGAGGGCGGTGCCCGATACAAGCGTGCCCTGGCCGGCCTGGATGGCGGGCAGATTGCTCAGGCCACGGCCGAGGCCATCAACATGGGTGCGGGCCGCGTCAAGAATTCCATGCGCTCTGAAATGCAGAACGTTTTTGACAGACCCACAGGCTACGTGCTGCAGTCCGTGCAGGTGGTGAAGAAGGCCACCGCCGGAGACCTCAATGCGCTGGTGGCGCCTACCTACATGGGCGGCAAGGGCGTGGACCCGCAGCAGATCCTGGCCGCTCAGGAGGATGGGGGCCGGCGCCGTGACAAGCGTAGCGAGAAGGCCCTGCGCACGGCAGGCATCTTGCCCATTGGCTACCAGACCGCGATCCCGGCCACGCCATACCCGGGCAGCGATGACGGGCGCGGGAACCTCAAGGGCTCGACCCTGGTACAGCTGATTGCCTACTTCCAGGCCTTCGGCGAGCAAGGCTACCGGGCCAACATGACCAAGGGGCGCATGCAGGCCCTGCACCAGCGCGGCGGCAAGGGCGCGCGCTTCATGGGGCCGGTGAAGGGCATCCGCTACATCGTGGCCTATGGCCGCTTGCGCGGCGGTGCGCGGGCCACCGCGCGTGGCGAGTTCGACAAGCGGGCATCCAATCTGCCGCCCGGCATCTGGGCGGTGACCGGCACAGGCGGCGCAGATGTGCGGCCGGTGCTGATGTTCGTGCGCGGTGGCAACTACAAGCCGCGCATCAGCCTGGACGGGGTGCGCAAGCGCTCGGGCATCGATGAGCTGGTTCCTCGCTGGGTCCGTGGCCGCGTCTACGACGCATTCAAGAAAGCCAGTCAGGGCTGACGGCCCGGCTGATATCAGGAGAGATAGACATGCAACACATCACGCATCAGGTGACCTCGCATGACACCAAGGCGGATTCGTTTTCCGCCATTGGCAATGCCATGCGGGTGCGCCTCAACGAACGGCTGTACAGCAGCCTGGCCGAGGCCCACCGCCGGGGGCAGCCCGCCCTGAGCCGGCGCGAGCTGCGGGACTTCCACAACGAGTGCACGGGCGAATGGCTGGAGATCTCCAGCGTGGCCAGCACGGTCAATGCGCTGGTCGCGGCCAAGCGGGTGGAGGAGGTGGAGGCACGGGCCTGCTCCCTGCCGCCCCATCGCCTGGTCAAGCCTGTGCGCTGCCGCCTGCAACAGGCGACGTTGACGGACTGAATTGATATCGAAGGTTGTGCAGGCATGAATCACTATCCCCACCACATCGGCGACTTCGACACGGAGACGCGGCATTTGTCACGGCTGGAGCGTGCCATCTACCGTGACATGCGTGACATGTACTGCAAGACGGAAGAGGCATTGGACGGTTCGGACATGGATCGCTTGGCGCGGCGCCTGTTGTGTCGTTCGCCGGAAGAGATCGATGCCTTGCAGTTCGTGCTGGCAGAGTTCTTCACGTTGCTGCCTGATGGCCGATATCAGAACGATAAGTGCGAGCAGATTGTGGCCCAGTTCCGCCAGCAGCAGGAGGGGCGCGAAGAGGTCAAGAGCAACGAGCACCTGCGGCAGAAACGCAGTAGGGCTAGGCGTAGTGCTATCTTTTCTGCGCTTCGTGCTCTGGGTGTCGTGCCCGCTGCCAAGGCCAAGGCGGCAGAGCTGATGGCCCTGTGCCGCCAGCATGGGATCGTTGTGACAGATACCAGTGTCACGCTCAATGGCACGGACTGGCTTGGTGGTGATACGGGCAATGTCACGCCACGTCACGGTGATGTCACGGGTGTTGTCACGCCTCGTCACGGCGATGACACGGGTAACCAGAACCAGAACCAAAACCAATACATACCCCCCAACCCCCCTGCAGGGGGGGCGAACGGTGGATTGGCTATCGCCACGGCACTTGCAGGCAGCTTCCCGGAGCATCGGCGCACCCGGTTGGTGGACGTGGCCGACGCCGTGGCCGATGCCATCGCCCGTGGCGACGTGACCGCCGAGGAACTGCTGGCTGCCGCTGAGCAGCAGCGTGGACTGCTGGCGGCGAAGGATGGCAAGGCCTGCCCCAGCCTGCTGCGCTGGGTGCGTGAGCAGCGTTGGAGGGACGTGGTGATGCTGGCCTCTGCGGCTGGAGAGGGGCAGCAGCCCGACAACTGGGCGGACACGCGCAGCGGCGTCGAGGGCATGGCGGCCAGCCTGGGCATGCCGGGCTACGACGACTGGTGCGATGCGCGAGCGGGGCAGGGCCTGCGGCGGGCGTTCGCGGACTACGAGGCGGCAGTGCATGCGCTGCTGGGCGAGCGTCAGGGGGTGTCGGCATGACGGTGCGCACCCTCATCGGCGCGGCGGCGCCCCTCTCGATGTGCTTAAAAAATAGGCAGGATCGCGGGTCCTTTTTGGCCCCCTTGGAAGCGGGTAATTCGAGCCGCGCTCTCGGACTGTTGCGCAACCTTCCTAAGGGGGTTAAGTGAAGGTCCTGCCTTACTTTGATGCTCCTATTTCGCAAGCAGAATTCGCTGCTTTGATCGGTGTCAGCGAGGCCCGCGTGAGCCAGCTGGTGAGCGAAGGCGTGATCGTCCGGGGCGATACGGGCCACGAATGGCTGCTGGGCTACTGCGAGCGCCTGCGCGACCAGGCGGCGGGCCGTGCCTCGGCCGGTTTGGGTGGGCTGGACCTGGTTCAAGAGCGTGCGGCGCTGGCGCGCTCGCAGCGCGAGGCCCAGGACCTGAAAAACGCCGTCGCCCGTGGTGAATTCGCGCCCATCGGCGCCCTGGCGGACGTGCTGGGCCTGGCCAGCTCGGCGGTTGTGGACCGCATGGACCAGATCGAGGGCCAGTTGCGCAAGGCCTGCCCGGATCTGCCCGAGGATGCCCGCGTCACGGTGCTGCGCGTGCTGGCCGATGCTCGAAACGAGTGGATCCGTGTCACGTCCAAGCTGATCGGAGAGCGCGTGGCGGCCATGGCCGAGGCTCCTGACGAGGATGAGCTGGACGAGGAGGCCGCATTTTGAGCGCGCCCCTGTCGAGAGAAGCGATTTCCGCCATCCAGGCCGCCGCGCAGCTGGGCCTGTCCAGCCTGCGGGCGGACGCACCGCAAACACTGTCCGAATGGGCAGCCGACCACTTCCTGCTGGCCGGCGAATCCAGCCACCAGAAGGGCGGTTGGGTGGCATGGCCGTTTCAGATCGGGATCTTGGACTTCATGTCCGATGACCGCATCGAGGAACTGGCCGTCAAGAAGTCCAAGCGCGTCGGCTACTCCAAGATGATTACCGCCTTCGTCTGCTACAACATCGCGCACCGCCGCCGCAAGCAGGCGCTGTGGCAGCCTACGGACGACGACCGTGACAGCTTCGTCAAGACCGAGATCGAGCCCCTGCTGGACAGCAAGGACGGCGTGCCTTCGGTGATCGCGGCCCGCAAGCAGGGCAGCCGGGTCGAGGAGACCATCAAGTACAAGCCTTTCCGCGACAGCGTGCTGCACCTGCTGGGCGGCAAGGCTGCGCGGGCCTACCGCCGGATCACGGTGGCCGTGGCCATCCTGGATGAATGGACTGCGTTCGACCAGACCATCGGCGGCAGCAAGGACAAGTCGGCGGGCTCGCCGGGCACCTTGGCCAAGGGCCGGCTGGAAGGCGCTCCTTACCCCAAGTTCATCGGCGGCAGCACGCCCGGCATCAAGGGCCTGTGCCACGTCAGCCGCGCCTGCGAGGATTCCGATGACGAGGTCGACTACCTGATCGAGTGCCCGCGCTGCGAGGCCGAGCACCCGCTGACCTGGGGCGGCAAAGAGGTCATGCACGGCTTCAAATGGGAGGCCGGCAAGCCCGAGACCGTGCGCCACATGTGCCCCCACTGCCGGGAGTCCATCAGCCAGGCCGAGTACCTGCCCGGCGGCTGGCCGCTGACGGGCGCCTGGGTGTGCCGGCGTTCTGGCCGCCGCTTCGGCGCCGACCGCATCTGGCGCACTGCCGATGGCACGCCCTGCAGGCCCCCACGCACTCTGGGCGTGCACCTCTGGGCCGCGTACAGCCCGCAGCGCACCTGGGCGTCCATCGTGGACGAGTTCGAGAAGGCCCACCGCGCCCTGCAGGAGGGCGATGCTGGCCCCATGACCTCGTTCACCAACGAGACGCTGGGCCAGGCCTGGGAACTCAAGGGGGAGGGCACCGACGACCATGTGCTGCAGGCCCGCGCCGAGCCCTACGCCCTGGGCACGGTGCCCGTGGGTGGCCTGGTGCTGGCGGCTGGCGTGGACGTGCAGCGCACCTGGTGGCAGATCAACGTCTGGGCATGGGGCCGTGGCATGGAAAGCTGGATCGTGGACCGCCACATCATCGAGGGCAATCCTTCCAGCGAAGGCGACTGGGCGCCCGTGACCGCTTACCTGCAGCGCCGCTACCGCCAGGCCTGGCACGGTGGCAGCCTGGGCCTGAGCGCCATCAGCATCGATTCGTCCGACCAGACGCAGGCCGTCTACAACTATGTCCGCACGCACCAGCACATGCTGCCCAACCTGCGCGCCATCAAGGGCGACAACAACGACAACCGGCCCATCGTGGGGCCGGCCAGCATGCAGGACCTGGACTGGCGCGGGCAGAAGGTCAAGCAGGGCATCAAGCTCTGGCTGGTGGGCGTGGACAACGCCAAGGATCTGCTGCTGGGCCAGCTGGCGATCACGGACGCCGGCCCGGGTTGCGTGCACTTCAGCGAGGACCTGCCGCGCGAGTTCTTCGAGCAGCTGACCGCCGAGCAGCGCATCCTGGCCAAGGTCCAGGGCCGCGAGGCCTACCGCTGGGTCAAGCGCCGCCAGCGCAATGAGGACCTGGACTGCCGCAACTACGCCATCCACGCGGCCATGGCCCAGGGCCTGCACAAGTACACCGATGCGCGCTGGTCGCAGGTCGAGCAGATGGTGCAGCCAGCCCGCGACCTCTTCAGCCCGCCTGAACTGCCACCCGCTGGCGCACTTCCGGCCGCTGCGACTGCCACCGCTTCAGCACCGTCGCCTGCTCCTACATCATCCCCTGCCCGTGCTCCGGACCCAGCGCCGCGCCGTGCAGCTCCCATTCGCCGAAACGGCGGCTTCTCCCGTTCCTGGTAGCCCTCATGACCTCCAAAACCAACACCACTCTGCCCCTCATGCAACCGGACGCGGCCAAGTCGCCCGCCACGCCAGAAGCGGATTTCGCACCAGACCTCGTGGACCGCATGTTCGACTATCTGGTCGAACTGTTACCCGAGCTGCGTGGCAGCCCCGCCATTGTTGAGCGTGTCCAGCAGCAGCTGCGCAGCGAGTTCGCCGGCCAGGATGCCTACATTCCCGCCCGGTCTTCCGTGGGCAAGGCAGAGGAACGCCGGCAGGTGCTGCGGCTGTGGAACGGGCGCAACGCCAAGGCTGTGGCGCGCACGCTGGGCATCAGTCGGGCAACGGTGTACCGGTACCTAGAAGCGAGTCGGCTGAATCCGTCTCAGGTTTCCGGGAAATGAGACAGTTGCCCCGGTAGCGTGCGGCATATGAGCACGCTCCAAGACCTTCAGATGCGCCTCGCGCGCCTCAATGCTGCCATCCACAGTGGTGAGCGCACCATTACGACCGAGGATGGCGCCTCGGTCACCTATCGCAGCCTGGACGAGATGATGGGCGCACGCCGGGATCTGCACACGCAGATCTCGGCCGTGGCCGGCACCGGCCAGTCGCGCGCCCTGGTGGCACGGTTTCGCTTCGCCGGCCTGCGGGACCGTTGATCATGCAGCGCCGTACCGTAGCCCGCAGGGCCTCCCCCACGCTGGTTGACCGTGTTGTCGGCTATTTCTCGCCCGCGCAGGGCGTGCGCCGCCAGGTTGCCCGGGAAATGCTGGTGCGCGCCTACGAGGGCGCCAGCCGCGCCGATGGATGGCGCGTCAAGCGCTCGGGGGCCAGCCCCACGGCAGACCACGCCGCCGATGCGCGCGAGCTGCGCATGCGCGCGCGCTCACTCGCGCAGAACGTGCCGAACATCGTGCGCGCCGTCAATGCCGTGCTCGCCATGCGCGTAGGCCAGGGCATCGTGCCCGTGTGGGCCGACGAGGGCCTGGCCAAGCGCTGGCGCGAATGGGTGCCCCATGCCGACTATGACGGCCTGCTGGACTTCTACGGCCTGCAGTACAAGGCCGAGCGCACGCGCGATGTCGACGGCGCCGTGCTCATCCGCAAGCACATCCAGCGCATGGGCTCCACGGTGCCGCTCAAGCTGCAGCTGCTGGAGATCGATTTCCTGGACGTGGAGCGCAACGGCGTGCTGGCTGGCGGGCGCGAGATCATCCGGGGCATCGAATACGACAAGCGCGGGCAGCGCGTGGCCTATTACCTCTTCGACCGTCACCCGGGTGATGCCGGCATGTGGACCCTGGGGCGCAGCGGCACCAGCCAGCGCGTGCTGGCCGAGGAAATCATCCACTTCTTCGACTCCGAGCGCCCCGGCCAGCAGGACGGCATCACGCGCCTGGCGCCCATCATCGCCAAGGTGCGCGACCTGCATACCTACGGCGACTCTGAGCTGCAGCGCAAGCAGCTGGAATCGCGCATGGGTGTGCTGGCCGAGATGGAAGGGGCTGGCGGCATGCCGCCGCCGCTGCCCGAGGAGGCCGGGGGGCAGAAGCCCGGCCTCATGGACCTGGGAGATCTTGCGGGCGGCGGCATCGTGGGCCTGCCGCCGGGCATGACCAATCCCACCTTCATCGAGCCGAAGGCCGTGCCGGGCTTTGGCGACTACATGAAAGGGGGTTGGAAGGAGGTGGCCGCAGGCTATCGCTGCCCCTACGAGCTGATGACGGGCGACTTGACGGAGGTGAATTTCAGCACCTCGCGCATGAGCATGAACCAGTTCCGGGCCGAGGTCGAATCCGAGCAGTGGCGCGTCACCGTGCCGCGCCTGTGCGCTCCCATTGCGCGGTGGTTTGTGGCGGCCGTGGATCTGGTCGCCCCGGTGCCGGCCGTTGTGGCTGCGCCGGACTGGAGCACGCCGCGTTGGGCCAGCCCGAACCCTGTGCAGGACGTGGCCAGCGACCTGAGCGCCGTCAAGGGCGGTATGCAGAGCATCAGCGAAGTGATCCGGCGCCGGGGCTATGACCCCGAGGCCGTCTTCAGCGAGCTGGAGGGCGACCTGGTGCAGCTGCGTGATCGCGGCATCCTGCCCCTGCTGGCTGCGCTGTGGGGTGCGCAGAACCCCATTGACTTAGTGGCCCAGATGGAGGGGCAGGGGCAGAAGTGAAATCGTCTCAGTTTTCCGGGATTTGAGACAGTCAAACCGGAAAACTGAGCGCCATGCCACAAGCCAACGCCCAATCTTCCGCGCCCCAGGTCCACGATTTGCCGGTGCAGACGCGCGCCGCAAGCCTGGTCCCCGACACCTACAACGAGGCCGACAGCACGGTCGAGGTGGTCTGGACCACGGGCGCCATGGTGCGCCGCTACGACTGGTGGAACGACCGTCCCTACGACGAGGACCTGCAAATCACCCCCGAAGCCGTGGACATGGCCCGTTTTGACGCCGGCACTGTCCAGGTGCTGGACGGTCACCGTGCCTATGGCGGCGTGGCTGCCATCCTCGGCATTGCCGAGCGCGGCTGGATCGAAGGTGGCGAAGGCCGGGCCGTGATCCGGCTGAGCCAGCGTCCCGAGCTGGCCGGCATCGTGGCCGACATCCGCGCCGGGATCATCCGCGCCATCAGCTTTGGCTACAGCGTCCAGCGCTACGAAATCACCCGCGCCCAGGACCGCACGGACGGCATCAACGTCGATCTCTACCGCGCAGTCGCCTGGACTCCGCAGGAAATCTCTTTCGTCACCGTGCCTGCCGACCCCAACGCCGGCACGCGCAGCGCACCCACTTCCCAGGCCCCGTCCGGTGCAGCGCCCCAGGGCGGCATGCCGTGCGAGTTCTTCCAACGGGCAGCCGCCCAACCTACCACCCAGGAGCACCAACGTATGCCCCAAGCAAACCAAGCCGGTGAAGGCGGCCAGACCGCCAACACCCCCCAGGGCGCCGCGCCCACCAACGTCTCTCAGGTCCCGCAGAACCGCCAGACCGAGGGTGCGCCGCAGCCCGCGCCTGCCGGTGCGTTCGACGGCCAGCGCGCCGCCGACATCGTTGCGCTGTGCCAGCGCCACAACCTGGCCGAACTGCAGACCGAACTGCTGCGCAACCAGTTCACCATGGACCAGGCTCGCGCCGCCGTGCTGACGGCGCTGGACCAGCGCAGCCAGGCCAACGCCAGCGGACCCACAACCACCATCCGCACCGTGGGCGACGAGCACGAAACCCGCATGCGCGGCATCGAAAACGCGCTCATGCACCGCCTGGACCCTGGCGCGCAGCTGGACGACAACGGCCGTCAGTACCGCTCGCTGTCGCTGGTGGAGATGGCGCGCGAGGTGGCCGAAGGCCTGGGCCAGAAGACACGCGGCATGAGTCGCGCCGAGATCGTCAACGTGGCGCTGCGCGTGCGTTCCGGCATGCTGGGCACGGGCGACTTCCCCGCGCTGCTCGGTGGCGTGGGCCAGCGCGTGCTGCGTGCTGCCTATGACGAGGCGCCCAGCACCTACCAACTGTGGGCTCGCCGTGCCTCCAACCTGCCGGACTTCCGTATCCGCCAGGCCATCGGCGTGGGCGGTGATGTCGAACTCAAGAAGCTCAACGAGCACGGCGAGTACACCTACGGCAGCCTTTCCGAGGATGTCACGGGCTACCGCGCCTTCACCTTCGGCCGCTCGCTGGCGATCACCCGCCAGATGATCGTCAATGACGATCTGGACTCCCTGACACGTACAGGGACCAAGTTTGCCGCCGCAGCGCGGAGCCTGGAAAACCGTCTGGTTTATGGCCAGATCCTCAATAACCCGGACATGTCCGATGGCGAGCCTCTGTTTGATGCCGCGCATCGCAACCTGCTGACCGGCGCAGGGTCCAAGTTCTCGCTGGAAGCACTGTCCAGCCTGCGCACGCTGATGCGCAAGCAAAAGGGCCGGGATGAGGAGACGCTGAACATCGCTCCGGCCTACCTGCTGGTCCCCTCCGACCTGGAAACCCTGGCCTACCAGTACACCAGCCCCAACTACCAGCCCACCAAGGCTGGCGACATCAACGAGTTCCGTACAGGCGGACGCACTGCGCTGGAGCCCATCGTGGAGCCGCTGCTGGATGACGTGTCCACCACTGCGTTCTACCTGGCGGCCCGCGCTGGCCAGATCGACACCGTCGAGTACGCCTACGTGGACGGCTACGAAGGCCTGCGCACCGAGACCTTCTCCAGCGAAGACGTGGACGGCGTGAAGCTGCGCGCCAGCCTGGACTTTGCCGCCAAGTGCCTGGACTGGCACGGCCTGGCCAAGAGCAACGGCGCCTGAGCGCGCCGCCATCCACACACACGCTTTCAGGAGTTCAACCCATGAAAAACTACCAACAGCGCGGCCACGTCATCGAGGTCCCGGCAGCTGCCGCCGCAGTGGCAGCAGGCCAGGCCGTGGCCATCGGTGCCATCCTCGCCGTGGCCAATGGCCCGGCCCAGGTCGGCGAGCCCTACAACGCCGAGCGCGTGGGCGTCTTTGTCCTGCCCAAGGCGGCAGGCACCGCGTGGACGCAGGGCCAGCCCCTGCGCTGGGATGTCGAAACCGGCGCGTTCGCCGTTGGCGGCGCGGCCACGGCCGGCGACGTGACGGGGGCGGCGTTCGCCTTCGAGGCGGCCGACAGCGCAGCCACGCAGGGCGCCGTCTGCCTGCCCGGCGTCATCGGCACGGTCGCCTAAGCGGAGCGGGTACTGGCATGACTTTCCTCCTCATCCCAGGCGCCGAGCGGGCAGGGCGCGTGCGCTCTGCCCAGCAGCGGCACCACGCCAATGCGGTGGCTGTCTGGCAGGGCGGCGAGCCCTTCGGCGTCATCCTGCGGCGCGGCCCGCGCGAGGCCTTGGGGATGGTGGGTGCCTACGTCCTGGCCTGCCGGCTGCCCGCTGACATGGTGCCGGGCATCGCCCAGGGCGAGCCCATCGACATCGACCAGGTCACCTACCGGATCGCCGAGCCGCCCCAGCCCGACGAGTCCGGCTGGCTGCTGCTGCAGCTGGAGGTGGCCTGACATGGCGCAGCACATGCAACAGCAGATCCTGGCCGCCTGGCGCGTGGATCTTGTGCTCGCGGCCACCCTGGCTGGAGACAGCGTGCGCGTCGAAGGTCGCAACGCATACCCGGTAAGTGCCCTGCCAGCCATTGATATCAGCGCGGCGGACGAAGGCATCGAACCCCTCTCGGGCGGGCGCGGTGGCCTGGCCACGCTGCACCGGGAATTCCTGGTCGATGTCACCAGCATCGCCACGGGTGAGCAGGCACGCGAGCAGGCCATGGAGCTGCATGCGCAGATCGAGGAGCGCATGGGGCCTGCTGCTGGCGGCGTGCTGCACGGCTTGCTGATTGCGCCACCGCGCCTGCGCGGCATCCGGGGGCAGTGGGACGACGCCGCTACCCAGCCCATCTACATCGTGCGCGGCATGTGGCTGTGCCGATACCTCACCGCCGAGGGCGCCCCGCGCGGCCCGGCATCCCATCCTTGAAAGGAAACGACCATGGCAGTCCAAAACGTTCGTACCTCGGCCGGCAGCAAGCTGCTGATCTGTGCCGCCCGGCCAGCATCCTACGATGCTGCCGGCTTCCAGGCCCTGGCCTTCAAAGAGATCGCTGAGATCACCGACCTGGCCGAACTGGGCCGGGAATACAACCAGGCCACGCATTCGCCCCTGGCAACCCGCCGCATCGTCAAGCGCAAAGGCAGCTTCAACGATGGCAGCCTGTCCGTGCCCATGGCCCGCGACATGAACGACGAAGGCCAGGTGCTGCTCAAGGCTGCATCTGTGTCCGACGACAGCTACAGCTACTGCATCCGCCTGCAGGACGGTTCGAGCCACTATTTCACGGCGCAGTGCATGAGCTTCAAGCTCAACGTGGGCAGCGTCGATTCCATCACGGCGCACACGGCGCAGTTGGAAATCGACAACGACATCATCGAAGTCCCGGCCATCTCGTTCACCCTGGCCTACACGGCCGGCGCCAATGGCTCCATCGTGGGCGTCGCCAGCCAGACCGTGCTGCAGGGCGCCACGGGCAAGCCTGTGTTCGCGCAGGCTGCGGCCGGCTTCGACTTCGAAAAGTGGAGCGACAACAGCACGGAAAACCCGCGCTCCGATGCCAACGTGCTCGCCAACGTGGCGGTGCAGGCCAGCTTCATCCCTGAGTAATTCGCCGCCGCCTTGCCCGGCTGCGGCCGGGTGGCATGCCCCTCTGTCTTTCTTTCATCGCCACCACCATGCTCAAGCTTTCCCAACTCCGCGTTGCCGACACCGCTGCCCTGCATCTGAAGGATGCCGCCGGCGAACCCCTGTACTTCAAGGACCCCACCAAAGGCGCTGGGGCTGTGGAGCAGCCCGTGCTGATCCATGTGTACGGCCCCGGTTCGGAGCCCTACCGCAAGGCCCAGTTGGGCGCCCAACGCCGCGTCATGGCGCTGGTCAAGAAGAACCGCCGCGCGCTGGAAGAGCGCACGCCCGAGGAGCGTACTGCCGATACCGCAGCGCTGCTGGCGGACATCACGCATTCCGTCGAAGGCCTGGATCTGGAGGGCCGCCCCGTGCGCGAGGGCATGCAGGTCCTGTACGCGGACCCTGCTGCCGGCTGGGTGGCTGACCAGGTCAACGCCTTTGCGGCGGACTGGGCAAATTTTTCCAAGAGTGCGCCGAAGGACTGAGCCTCTACGTGCGCACATGGGCGTGGCTCAACGCCCCGCTCAAGCCCAAGAACGGAAAAAAGACCCAGCCGCAAGATGATGAACCCAGGATCACACGCATCGAGGAATTCAAGGCAGAAGGCCGTGAGCCTGACGTGCCTGACCCTGGTCCGGCCGGCTATCTCCTCGAAGTGTTCTTCGACCTGGGGCCATCGCTGCAGTCGCCCATGGGAGAAACGCCCATCGGCTACGAGCAGCTGGTGGCGTGGCAGTCCATTCACGGCGTGCAGCTCACGCCCTGGGAGGGCAAAACGCTCTGCGACCTGTCCATCGCATGGATGGTTGCCAAGGACGCAGCCAAGGACCCCGCTGCCCCTCGGCCGGGCAGCGTCGATGAATCGCCTGAGCAAGCCGAGGAGCGGCGCAAGCGTGTCTCCAGCGGCCTGGGCGACATGCTGCGCTCGTTCCGGCGCGCGCCGAAGTGACCTGCAGGGGGCTGCATGATCGGCTCCGGCAACATCAACTACCTGCGGTTCCTGATCACGGGCGACAGCTCGCAGCTGCAGGCCGAGGTCGAGAAGTCCAAGCGCACCGTCACGGGCATGGTCGATGGCATGGCCGGCTCGCTCGGGCGCCTGGGCACGCTGCTCGGTGGCGTTTTTGCCGGCGTGTCCGTCACGGCGTTCGTCGGCAAGCTGGTATCGGTGCAGCGCGAATTCGACGTGCTCAACAGCTCGCTGGTCACGGTCACGGGCAGTGCCCAGGCGGCTGGCCGGGAGATGGCCTGGATCAAGACCTTTGCCAAGGACACGCCCTATGGGCTGGCCCAGGCCACCGAGGCTTTCGTGAAGATGAAGGCCTTGGGCCTTGATCCCACCCAGGCCAAGCTCACCAGCTTCGGCAATACGGCCGCTGGCATGGGCAAGAGCCTCATGCAGATGATCGAGGCCGTGGCGGATGCGGCCACGGGCGAATTCGAGCGCCTGAAGGAATTCGGCATCAAGGCGTCCAAGCAGGGCGACATGGTGGCGTTCACCTTCCAGGGCGTCACGACCCGGGTGAAGAACTCGGCCAAGGACATCACCGACTACCTGGAGAACATCGGCAACACCGCCTTCGGCGGCGCCATGGAGCAGCGTGCCAAGACCCTGGACGGCGCCATTGCTGCCCTGGGTGACTCCTGGGACGAACTATTCCGCACCATCAACGAGAGCACGGGTTTTTCGGAGAAGGCTGCCGGGGGCGTGCGCCTGGTCACGGACGCCATCGATGGGCTCGGCAAGATGGTCGAGAACCACCAGGGCGTGGTGATGACCTTCCTGGGTGCTGCTGGCGGCGCGGCCGCAGCGGCGGGCCTGGTGGCCGTGGGCGGGGCCATCGGCGTGGTCAAGGGGGCCATCGTCACGCTGGCCGCCGTGCTGGCCGCGAATCCCGTGACGCTTGCGCTGCTGGGTGTTGGCGTGGTGGCTGGTGCCGGCGTGGCGGCGGTCAACATGTACGCCAAGACGGCTGCGGGCATCGAGGACGCGATTGCCACCTTGCGCGTCGAGAACGAGCGTTCCGAGGCTGCCATGGCGCGCGCCGTGGCGGGTGGCCGCACGGCTGGCGCGGACAACATCGCCAAGACCATCGAGGCACGCAAGGACCAGATTGCCAAGCTGCGGGCCGAGCTGGACATGCTCAACGCCAGCAGCAAGGGCGCGGGCGGCGGGCGTGGCTCCGTCAATCCTCCCACCGCTGCAGAGGCTGCTGCGAAGAAGGCCCAGGAAGATGCGGACGCCGAGCAGGCTCTGCTGGAGATCCGCCAGAAGCTCTACGGCGTCAACAAGGACTACCTGCCGCAGCTGCAAAAGCTTAACGAGCTGCGCCAGGCCGGCCGCATCACAGAGGCTGCCTATGTCGAGCTGGTCAGCAAGCTGGCCAAGGAAAATTACAAGGAAGACGAGTCGGCCAAGGCCCGTGCCAGCTCGGCCAAGCAGCTGCACACGGCCTATGGCAACCTGGTCGATTCCATCGAGGAAAAGATTGCAGCCCAGCGCCTGGAGATCTCCGGCGGGGAGAAGCTGGGCGAGGCCGACAAGCTGCGCATCAAGTATTCGCAGGACCTGCTGGGCTCGCTCAAGGGGCTCAATGCTGGAGAGCGCGCCAACATCGAAGCCAAGCTCAAGACCCTCAAGACGCTGGAGAAGGAAAACGAGGCCCGGCAGAAGGCCCTGAAGCTGGCCGAGGAGGAACGCAAGTACCGCCAGGAGTGGATGACCACACAGGGCAAGACAGTCGAGGAGCTGACGGCCAGCAACCAGGCGCTGCGCGACGAGATCGAGCTGATCGGCCTGAGCGCCGAGCAGCAGCGCGTGGTCATCGAGCAGCGGCAGATGGCCATCATCCTGAGCAAGGAGCAGCAGCTGGCCGAGATGGAGCGCTCGGCTGCGCTCACCGGCACCATGACCATGGAGCACGCGCTGCTCCAGCAGGAAATCGAGCTGCTGCGCGAGCGCCTGGGTCTGACCTCGGTGAAGGCTTCGCGCGAAGCCTCAGCCGACGCGGCAAAGGCCAGCACCTCGGAGTGGCAGAAGGGTGTGGACCAGATCGGGCAGAGCCTGGCTGACCAGTTGATGCAGGGCGGTCAATCATTCGGTCAATACCTGAAGAATCTGGCGCGCACGCTGGTGTTCAAGCCGTTGATCCAGGCCACGGTCCAGATCGCTGGCGGTGCCCTGGGCAGTTTGTTTGGCGCACCCGCTGCTGCTGGCCAGAGTGGTGGTGCAGGCATGGGCATGCTCAACAACCTCGGCGCGCTGGGTGCAGGTGCCCAGGCAATGTGGGGCTTCCTGCCGGGCGCCTCGGCTGCCAGCCTTGCTGGTGCCAATGCCGTTGGCATGGTTGGCGGTGATGCCCTCGGTGCCTTGATCGCAGGCAATGGCAGCTGGGCCGGTGTCGGCAGCAGCTTCGGCTCGCTGATGTCTGGCATCGGCGCTGCGATGCCCTGGATTGCGGGTGCCATCGCCATTTTCTCGCTGCTCAAGGGCGGATTATTTGGTTCGCGCGGTGCCAACCACGTTGGCGCGGCCTACAGCACCACGGGCGCGGGCAATGACAAGGCCGCCGAGATGCTGTTCGATCGTGCGGGCGGTGACTGGTATGACGACCTGACCAAGCGCCATAACGCTGATCTTGAGAAGCAACTTGGCAAGACCGTGGATTCGCTGTCCGATGTCTACAAGCGTCTCGCGCGATATGCCGGTGACAGCGCCAAGCAGATCGATATCGTCGCGGGCTTTGCGTCGAATCCCAAGTACGACGACGAGGATTCCTACGGCTACTTCAAGCTGATCGACAAGGTGACCGGCGAGGTCCTGAGCAGCTACACCAAGCGCGATGGCGCGCTTGGCACGGACCCCACCAAGGCCTATGCCCAGTTCATTGCGGACATGGGCGGTGCCCTGATCGAGCAGTTGAAAAAGGCTGATATCCCCAGCTGGATGCGCAATGTCTTCGATGACATGGGCGAAGACATCACGCTGGAGAGCTTCAACGCTGCTATGCAGACCGTGGAGCTGACGGGCGCGGCCATTGAGGGCTGGACCCGCAACATCACCAATTTCGGCAAGCTGGGTGACGAAGCCATTGCCAAGCTCATCAAGAGCGCGGGCGGCATCCAGGACCTGATCGCGGGCATGGATGCGTTCTACACCAGCTTCTACAGTGAGCGCGAGCGCATCGAGAACGCGGCCAAGGCCGTGGACAAGGCGCTGAAGGATCTCAAGATCGACATCGATCCCCGCATGGGCCAGGACGCCAAGGCCAAGTTTCGCAAGCTCATCGAGGACGCCATGGCGGCCGGCGACGTGGAGCTTCTGGCCAAGCTCATCCCGCTGGCCAAGGAATTCGGCGCCGTGGCCGATGCCGCTGGCCAGGTGCTGGACACGCTCAAGAATGAGCGCCGGCAGTTGGAAGCCGAGTATCTGCGCGCCACGGGTCAAACCGACAAGTACCGCGAGGCCCTGCGCAAGCTGGCCACCGAAGGCATGAGCGAAGCGGAGAAGGCTGCATGGGACTACAACCAGGCCCTGCGCGAGGAGATCGCGCGCCTGGACCAGCGCACGGATCTGGAGCGCAGACTGCTGGAACTGCAGGGCAACACTGCCGAGCTGCGCAAGCGCGAGCTGGCTGCGCTGGACCCCAGCAATCGGGCGCTGCAGGAGCGCATATGGGCCATCGAGGACGAGAAGGCCGCGCAGTCTGCTGCCTATGACATGTTCCGGCGTGCGGTGGACCGCGACCGGGAGGAACTGCAGCAGCGCGTATCCGTGGTCCAGGAGACCATCAACGCCATCGCCTCGTCGGTGGACGTTCTCAAGGGCGCTGCTCAGGAGCTGTATGGCACCGTCGATTCAACGGCCCAGCTCGCGGCAGTCCGCGGGATGGTCTACATCGAGCAGGCTCTGGATGGGGTGAGGGCGGGGCGCAAGCTCTCCGAATACACCGACATCGGCGGGGCCGTGCAAGCCACCCGTGCTGGCCTGGCGTCGGGCGTGTATGCCACGGACTTCGAGCGCCGCCGCGATGCGCTGGTGTGGGCTGGCAAGTTCTCCGAGCTGGGTGACCTGGGCGAGATCCAGTTGAGCGTGGAGGAGCGCTCGCTCAAGGCGCTGCAGTCCCAGCTCGAATCCCTGGATACGCTGGCCAAGCGAGCTGATGACCTGGTCAACGGCACTGCGGCGCTCACTGGCACGGTGGACGAGCATTTCAACAAGCTCATGGCTTTCTTGAATCCGGCCAAGCCCGATCAGCCGGCTGCTGGCGGTGGTGGCAGCGGTGGCGCTCAATTGGGCGGGGGTGGCCCCAGTACCGTAGGCACGCCAGTCTTCGATCCTGATGCGGGCACGCTGACCTATCCGGACGGCAGCGTGGCGCACTTGACGCCGGACGAGGTGTATTGGCACAAGCTGATTCGCGGGGATGACTGGAAGGGGCCAGTGTTTGCCACAGGGGCAGCTTTTTCCAGCGGCGTGGTATCGCGGCCCACCGTTTTTGACATGGGCCTGATGGGTGAGGCTGGGCCGGAAGGCATCCTGCCTTTGGCCAATGTCGGCGGCAGGCTTGGCGTGTATGCCGCCACCGGCCCAGGCAGCGATGAGCTGACACAGGCGCTGCTGGCAGAGATCAGGGCCATGCGCGCTGAGCTGTCGGAGCTGCGGCAGTCATCCGCCCAGACGGCGCGGAACACGGCCGGTGCACCGCAACTGGTCGAGCAGTTTGACCAGGTCAGTGGTGGTGGCCAGCGCCTGCGCGTGAGCGCACCTGCGGCAGGGAAGGTGACGGCATGAACATTCTTCTGCCAAAAACCATCGTGGCCGAGATGTTCGGCCCCGGCACTACCGTCCCGGAAGTGGACACGGTCATGGGCGAGCAGGCCTGGGCCAGCGGGGTGGATGCCGCTGTCGGCGTCCGCCGAGTCTGGAAGGGGTCAACCTACGAGTGTGTGGGGGCTGTGTCTGGTTCGCCGGCAAACACCTACGAGCCGGGCACAACCAATGCCGCCGGGCTTTGGGAACGCGACGAGGGCGCGCCGAGTAATCGCATGGCGCCTTTCGACAAATACCTTTTCACGAAAACCCGCCGGCCTGGCTCTTTCACGTTCGTTCTCAAGCCCGGTTTCATCAACGGCCTTGCGATCTATGGGCTGGAGGCTGACACGCTCGACATCACTGTGCGGGCCGCGGGTGAGGACCTGATCGAGCCGGTCCATGTGGAGCTGTGGCAGCAGGCCTTCGGTGAGTGGGAATACCTCTTCGGCGATCTGCAGCGGGGTACGTATTTCACGCTCAAGGATCTGCCCATTCATCCAGATCTGGAGATAAGCATCACGGTCTCACGCAGCAGTGCGGAAGCTATCGCTGCCGTGGGCTACATCAGCGTCGGCAATTGGAAGCGACTGCTGTTCCCGGGCCGTGCGGACATGGGGGGCACGCAGTTTGGCGTCGAGGCCAGCACTCGCGATTACTCCTACCTCGATGAGCGCAAGGACGGCACCTACACCGAGGTCGAGGGGCGCAAGGCCACCAACATCAATTTGAGCTGCGTCATCGACGCGGACCAGGCGCCGGCGGCCAAGGCGCTGCTGGACCAGATCCTGGGCAAAGCAGTCGCAATCGAGGTTGACCAGCTGCCTCGCTATGGGCACCTGGCCACCGTTGGCAAGGTAACGGGCGCTGTGCGCTCGACAGATTGGACATCGGCGCAGGTCGATCTGCAAATCAAAGGAAACGTATGACGTCTATTGTTCCAACCCCAGCGGCTCCGACAGTGCCGATATATCCAGCGCTGGGTAGCGCTGCTTTCAACCAGGAAGCTTACGCATATGGCACTGCAATGCCCTCTGTGTCGCTGCGCATTTGGGAGATCGGCAGGTCCAGCGAGATTAACGCGACTGCCTCGTACGAGTGGGCAATGGCATCGACAGATCTTCGCGACCAAGCCCAAGCCGCTGCGGGCACCTCCGTGGCAAAGGCCGGCGAAGCAGCCGCTAGCGCTGCGGCTTCGGCCGGCTCTGCAACTGCTGCATCCACGTCGGAAGGCAATGCTGCAGGCTCGGCAACGTCAGCTTCTGGCTCTGCGACGGCAGCAGCTGGCAGTGCCACGGGGGCTGCGGGGTTTGCCACGGCAGCGAATACCGCGAAGACCGGGGCGGAGGCTGCGCGCGACGCGGCGCAAGGCTTCCGTGACCAGGCGGCAGTGTTTGCGACCCAGCAGATCAAGGGCAGCAGCACGACGAGCGTGACGCCAGGCGCCGGGGCAAAGAGCTTCACGATTGAAGCGAGCCGCTCGTTTGTGACTGGCATGTATGTCGTGGCCACGTCCACCAGTGACCCGGCCACATCGATGAGCGGCTACGTGCAGAGCTACAACCTGAGCACGGGCGCCCTGGTAATCGGCGTGGATATGTACGCCGGAAGTTCGGCAAAGGCGGACTGGGTGATCGGTGTCGCTGCACCTGGCGCTGCTGACTCCATGACAACGCAGGTTCTGACTGCATCCGCTACGGCTGTGCCGGGGGTTTATTACGTGCTGGCCACTGCAGGCATCACGCTCACCATCCCCACAAATTTCAGCGCTGGCCAGGCAATCGGCTTCGGCATGTCGCGTGGCATTGCGACGGCGTATGTGGATTGGCTGACGAACAAGGTCAAGGGACGCACGCCCGGGGTGATGCAGCTGCTCAGCCAGAACGACTCTGCTGTGTGCCGCAAGGTTAATGAGACAGATGGATTTATGGAGGCCGCATGAGCTTTTTCTCTGAATTTTTCGGTGGTGGCGGCGGGGGCGGTCGCCTGCGCTACCAGGACTTCCCAACCTCCGGCACCTTCACGCCCTCGGCGATCCTGCAGGCCAATGGCGGGCCGTGTGTTGTGGTGTTGGTCGGCGGGGGTGGTGGGGGTGGTGGCTCGACCGCAGGCCTCGGTGCGGGCGGCGGCGGCGGAGGTGGTGGTGCGGTTCGCATCCAGCCGCTGACGATTACAACTGCGCAGACCGTGACCATTGGCGGCGGCGGCGCGTCGGGCACCGCTGGCAGCCCGTCCAGCATCGGATCGCTGCTGACCGCTGCAGGTGGCGGCGCGGGCGCTCTTGGCAACGGCGCCACGAATATCGGTGGAGCTGGAGCCAGCGGAGGAGGTGGTTCGCGGATCTGTGCGGGCGGCGGCGGCGGCGCTGGTGCGCCCGGTCAGGACTTCTCAAACTATGCAACAACATCTCCGGCCAGTCTGGCGGCTGGAGGCTCCGCCTCGTATGGCTCCTCCGGTGGCTATGGTTCCGATGCCAACGGCGCTAACGTCAGGAGTGGCGATGGTGGTGCCGGTCTGGAGGGATTCGGCGGCGGCGGCGGTGGCGGCGGCACGGGATCAGCGCGTCCAGGTCGTGGGTGCCACGGAGGCGGCGACGGCGGGGCAATCGGCGGCGGCGCTGGAGGGGCAGGGCGTGCCAACTCCGGCGGCGGCGGGGGTGGGGCGGGTGCGCAGTCTGGCGTGACCAACAGCGGTGGTGCTGGTGGCTCCGGCTTCTGCCGTATTTACTGGTGGGAGTAAGGACGATGGAGTACGCACTTATCAAGGGCGGCGTTGTTGTGCGCTGCATCGTTGCTGATGCGGAGTTTGTCGATGGCATCCGCGACATGTGGGACCACATCGAACCCGTTGCAGCCGGCGCGGGCATTGGCTGGGCCTGGACTGCAGCGGGCTACTCACCTCCGCCGCCTGCGCCTGCCGAGCCGGAGCATCCTGCCGAGGCGCCGCACTCATGCACCCGCCGTCAGGGCCAGCTCGCACTGCTCATGCTGGGCCTGCTCGATGCTGCTGAGGCTGCCATCGCAGCAATGCCCGAGGGGAGTGACAAGCGCGCCGCGCAGATCGAGTACGAGGCCGACACCTGGGAGCGGCACAACCCGTTTCTGTCGGCCTTGTGGGCGCAGCTGGGCGGTACGTCGGAATCGCTCGATGCCGCTTTCTTGCTCGCCGTGACGCTGTAGGAGGATCAATGCAAGACGATTTCGGAAATGCAATCAACCCTCACACGGCGCGCAACATCAATGCCCGGCTCGATGAGGGCGATGCGCGAATGACGCGCATTGAAGCAGAGCTGCGTGCGAACACCGAGGCCACGGAAAAGGTTCGTGTCAACACGGCTGAAATGGTGGAGTTCTTCGCCGCCGCGCAAGGTGCTTTCAAGGTGCTCAACTGGATCGGCAAGGTGGCCAAGCCCATCACTTACATCGTGATGATGGCCAGCGCTGGTCTTGCCTTCTGGAAGGCGCTCACCATTGGCGGGGGTGGACGATGAATGAAGCCCTGCGCAATCGCCTCTTGGCTGCAGCCGCCGGCTTGGCGGTCACTGCGGCCGGTGGCTACGTTGCCACGAAAGAGGCCGGGCCAAGCGCGGCCGTGACGCTGGCCCGTGAGATCGGGCTGTACTACGAAAGCAGCGGACGGCACATCGGCACGCCCTACATCGACCGCCTGGGCAAGGGGCAGCCGCTGACCGTCTGCGCGGGCGTCACAGGCCCCGAAGTTGTGGCGGAGCGCTACTACACGACCGAGGACTGCGAGCGCCTGGAGCGTCCCAAATACCGCGAGGCCGAGCGCTTGGCGCGGCGCGCCCTGCGGCACTGGGACGCCTACAACGTGTGGGTGCAGGCCAGCTTTATCGACATGGCCTACAACGTGCCCTCGGCGCTGTCACCTGACACCACGGTCATGCGGCTGGCCAACGCCGGGCAGCTCAATGCGGCATGCGAGCAGATGCCGCGATGGGTCTATGGGACGGTCAACGGCGTTCCAACACGGCTGCCTGGTCTTGTTGATCGCCGCGATGCCACGCGCGAGCTGTGCGCGCAGTGGGGTAGGGATGGGCATTTCAGTGCTGGCCTGTTGGCGAGGGCTTCGCAATGATCAGTCCTCTCTCAACTCACTTGACTGCCGCCATTGCGGCCCTTGCCATCGGTGCTGGCGGCGCCTGGTGGACCCAGGGCCAGCGCTACGGCCTGCAGCTGGAGCAGCTGCGGCACCAACAGACCAGCACCGAATTGGAGAGCACAAGGCAGGCTGTTCGCGACATGGCTGGATTCCAGAAAGGACTGACCGATGCACTCGCAACATTTCAAGCAACAGGCCAGCGCAACGCGGCCGCACAGCAGGATCTTGACCGTAGCCTGCGCGAGCTGCGCAATGCTACTGCAGGCATGCGGGGCGACTTTGCAGGCCTCCCAGAGCGCATCGCTGGAGCTGCCCAGCCCGCCCTCGCTCAGTACGCCTCAACCTGCACAGCCGTACTCCAAGAGCTGGCAGACCGAGGTGGACGCATGGCAGAGCGCGGTGCAGACGTCGCGCGAGCGGCTGATGGCCACGCCGCTGACGCCGCGCTGATGCGGAATGCATGGCCTAAGGCGTCGCGTTGAACTCGGTGCGCTACGATCACCAAATTACCTAAGTACGGAGATGGAATGACTGCGGCGAGCGAGTACCTGTCGAAAGAGACGCTTGAGCAAGTCTCCACTGAGAGCTTTGCCCAGAACGTGGCCAATTACCGAGCCCTTCTCATCCGATGGGGGAAAGAGGTTGATGCGGACAGCGTTGATGACAAGCGAGCTCAGCTTCTTTTCAAGGAAGCTTCAATGCTTCAGGAGATCATCCAAGGTCAAATGTCAGAGGCTAGAAGTCGTGGCACATCCATCGGTGTGCCCCGGCAGGAGCTAGATGAGGTTGTCGACATTTATGCAAATGTGTTGCGCAAACTTATTCTCCGAGTTGCTAGGTCGTTGGACTTGTACGCTCCGGAATTGCAGAGGATCATTGATCTAGTAGACGAGCAGCCGGAAGGTTCGCAACCTCAACAGCTAAAAGGCTTGGCCGGGAAGGTGAAGACTGCAAGGGCTACCCAGAGCCAGCTGATAAATGACCCCGCCCACGCCAGTCTTGTTGCGCCCGCCTACTTGACGTTGATGAACGACATCGCTGCCCTAGTGCGAGAAATCGCGCCAAGAGCATCTAGCGGTGGGCCGCCGCCACCGCCACCGGCGCTTGGCGCCCAGCCATCGAGCGGCGGCGGGTCTGACCTCCCTCGCCGTGTTCAGAAATTGGAGGACAAGATGGACTCGGTAGCTGGAGACATCGCTGCCATCAAGAACACTCTGACTCGAATGGAGGAGTTCCTGAAGCATTCAGCAATGAAGCCAGACATCGCTAAGTTGGAAGAGCGTCTGACCCACACCCCTACAAAGGCTGAGATGTACATTGCAGGAGGCGCCGCAATCGCAGCGATCATGGGACTGATGGCAAAGGGGTTTGGCTGGCTTTAGATCAATCATTCAATGTCCTGAAGAGAACAAAGTGCTATCTCTAGTCCTCCACCTTCTGACTTCAGCTATAGTCTTGAAATCTGTTAGAGATTCTGTAGAAGGAGTTGAAAGTGGGCGAGGCAAAGAGACGCGGAAGTAGGCAAGATCGCATTGATCAAGCAAAGATTAGGCCAGAGGTAAAATTGAAGGCTGGATCGATCCCTGATCTCAATGAGATCATCAGGCTAAAAAACAAAGCAGGACGTTTGAATGATGCTTTTAATGGATTGACGACTCCATCATCTATTGATGAAAATGTCAAAATTTTCGCCCAAAAAATCGGCGGGAAAGATCCGATTTTTTTGGAATGTCAGCCTGAGTTGTGGAGCCGACAGAGTTGCTGTGACTCAAACGTTTTGGAATACATCAAGACGAATGGTGGAAGAATGCTTTGCGGATACCGTATATGGTATACACCTCCGCGTTACATTGAAGGCGAGCGGCATGCTGTTTGGACGGATGGCACAAACATCCGGGATGTATCCTTTGTCGATACAGGCGAGGAAAAAACTGTCTTCGTTGCTGATGAGCATGCGTTTGCTGATGCACCACGCAAAGTGCGATTGGCGTTCGGGGCGGAAGATAAGCAGGCTCTAGAGGCATACGAGCGCTTAGAGAGCCATGTCCCAATCGGCATTATGTCACCGGAGAAAGCTTGGGAAACATCGATAACTTATGCGCAATGGCTCGAGGGCAAGCGCATGCCTAACCTCATCCCGGGCTTCTTACGGTAAGCGAAGGATTTACGGGCGCTATCGACCCAACCGTTCCGTCGATTGCCACCATCTCGGCCCGGGTTGTGCTCACTCCTCCGGGCATCGCTCCATAGCCCAGTCTAGCGCTGCCTCGGCCGTGTCATGCGGCCCGTCGAAGGCAAGAATGCCGCGCTCATCGTCCCAGAGCTCCCCGGTCCAGCGCCGTGCAGAAGGGAAGGGTAGGTGCCCATAGTCCACTATGACCGCATACCAGCCGGGCGTCGTGGGCGCGCCGCCCCAGGACAACGAGTCCATGATGCTCAGCCAGCGAGCTGCTCCAGTTGCACCGCTCCCTTGCCGACCCAATGCCAGAAGCGGTGGCGCCCGTGGCCATACATCTGCAGCTCGAATGTGATGCGCACGCGCCCGGCAAGCAGGGTGTTGATCTCGCAGGTGATCTGCTGGGGTTGCTCCCGTCCAGCGACAGGCAGCAGGCGCTGTGCTGCGGACATCTCTTCGCCACGCACTTTGGCGATTACGCCGCGTTCGATCTGGTTGTGGTTTTGCATGGTGAGCTTTCAGAAGGGGGCCGGCGACCGGTCAACGGAGACCGGGCCACAGCCGCTGTACACGCGGTCATCTCCCGGGCCCCAGACGACGAACCAATCGCTGTGGATTTGCTCGATGCGATAGTCCTCAGGCAGCCCTGGCAGCACCTGCTGTGTTGGCCAATCCAGCCATTTCGGGTAGGTGAGCAGCGTCGGAAATTCTTCGTACTTGAGCATGCCGAACTCCATCAGTAGTCGAACTCGCAGGACCACTCCTGCGCGTGCCATGCGCGGTCACAGTGCTCCAAACCGCTGAACTTCATCTTGCCCGCGCACGCGTAGATCAGCCGCGGCTCGAACAGTTGGTTCTTGCCGTCGTCTCCGAGGATGCGCAGCACGGGAACGGTCCGCTTCTCGCCAGGCACGGGTGCATGCAGCAGGTCCAGTTCGCCCCTGACCTCTTGCTGTGGTCCGCGGTGATAGCTGCGCGCGCCGGCTTCCCTGAGGATGGTGACTTTGACTTTCATGACTGTATAAATATACAGTTATATGGCAGAGCGAGAAAAGTTAGCATCCACTTATGTGCAATCGATATAACACCCCGCGTGAGATCGAAGTTGAGCGCATGTGGAGGGTCGGCCGGCAGGCGCCACTGCCATGGTGGAAGCCGCACGTCACACCACTGGCCCTGGGGCCGTACATCAAGCCCGGTGGCGAGATTGATGTAGGGCAGTGGGGCATGATCCCGCGCAGTTCGAAGACGCGCCGGCCCATGACGGCTGGCGGCAAGCCGATGAGCACGAACAACGCGCGGCGCGAGATGCTGGCCAAGTCGTGGACATTCGCGCCTGCCTGGCGCGCGGGCCAGCGCTGCCTGATTCCCGTGGAGTCGTGGGTGGAGCCGTACTGGGGCCTCGGATCGCGCAATGTGTGGTGGTCGTTCCGGCGCGCGGACGGCTCACCTGCGGCCCTGGCCGGGCTGTACAGCGAATGGACTGACCCCGAGACTGGCGAGCTTGTGCCGAACTACACGATGATCACGCAGCCGGCGGACGGGCACCCTGTCTTGGCCCTGATGCACAGAACCGAAAAGGAAAAGCGCGGCGTGGTGATGCTGGAGCCAGGCGATTGGGATGCCTGGCTGAATGGCAAACCGAAACAGGCGGATGCGCTCATCAAGCTGCCGCCGCTGGGTGTGCTGGTCAGCGGGGCCGAGAGACCGGAGGAGGAGGCCCTGCTGCCCGACGAGCAGTTGGCGGCGCTGAAGGCTGAGGGGTAGGGCGACGGCAGGCCCTTGGCGATGTTGATTTCTCCCAGGGTGGATGTAGGCCCCCAAGCGCAAAAAAGCCCCCTCGACATCTGTGAAGGTGCCGAGGGGGCTTTGTCTTTTTGAGACTTCTGGTTAGAAGGCTATGAATTTGGTTAGAAGAAAGGGGCTAGCCCTTCGAGCTAACCCCTTGATTCTGTGGTCGGAGCCACGAGATTCAGGCTCGCGACCTCCGCGATCAGCCTTTGATGGATCGAGGATCGCTGCCGTGGCTGTCTTTCTGAGCGATCTGGCCATTTTTGTTGTGAATGTAAAATTCACTACCTTGGTTCCGGCTGATGGTGCGGCCTATATCCACAGCCTCCTGCTTGGTTGATGTGTGTACGCTGGCACGTTGTGCGCCGCCAGCCTTCACATCCCAGCCGCCGGATTTGTTGGGAACAACATGATGAGATTTGGCCATTTGGGCCTCCACTGGAAAGTTGATGATGGGTGGCTAAACCATTTCAGCCACCCTCCAGCGCACTTCGGCGCTGGCACCGGCAAGGCCGGGCGCATGGGCCTAAACGCCCTACATGAACAGCGGTAGCTGCCCAGGATGGGAGCGCCAGTGTTGGCACACCCACTCCCATTGCCCCTTGCGGAAGCGATGGTAGGCGCTGACATAGACGCTCTTCAAGCGGTTGGCTGACATTGCTGTCCTCCTATGCGAGAGACCGAAGGGTTTTACTTGCCCTATGCGCCACTGCTAGATAAAATTCCAGCCGTCCTGCAAGACCGGTGCATGGGTGTCGAGGGAACCCTTCCTCAACCTCTTCATCGTCAGAGCCCCGAGGTGTTGGAAGCACTTCGTGGGCTTTTTCTTTTAAGTGTCGAACAGTCCAATCTCTAATTTAGGCGCGATCACTTTGCGCTCCACAAGCTTGCTTAAGCGATAGCGCGCTGCTTGGGTGCTAGTGCCGCAAAGTTGGGCAAGTTCGTGGGCAGAGCGTGCTTCTTGGCAAAGGCTTGCCGGCATCATGAGCGCTGCGGTTAGTGCCTTTGCCTGCCACTCCGAGTCCTCACAAAACCTGTGTTCTCCGAGGACAGCACCCCGATGCAGGGTAACAGCATGCTCTAAAACGATATGGGACAGTTCGTGTATCACGGTGCTGCGAGCGAAGACATCGTCTGCAAAAAGTCCTTCATAGACATCTTCACGCAGGACGACCACATGGCGCTCTGGGATGGTGAAGGCGGCGCAGTCGTTCAGTTCCTCCACAGATACATACATGTAGTTGTATCCAGCCTTCGGCAACGTTTGCTCCAGCACCTTAAGGCAGTCAATTGCCTCAATCGCACGGCCTTGCCGAACGATTCTCGGCAGGAGAGGCCGAAGCCCATCCGCGACCGTTTCTAGCTTGGCGTAGCTCATCGGTGCGACCTTCATGCCGCTTGGGTTCCGCGCGTGGGTGCTGTTACCGAAAGTAGTCATCGTCTTAGCCCTTGCGATTTTTGATCCATGCCTCCAACTCCGGAGTGGGTTGGTTGCCCTCTTGCAAGCGGCGAGCGAATGCGGCCACAAGCCCTCTGGCATCGGGAGTAAGCGTGTTTACCATCACTATGTCGCGTGATGCCTCAGCTGCTTGACGAACCCCCTGCAGTTCCTCGGTCGAGGCCCAGGTGCTGAGAAATTTGACTGCTTGGTCGGTATGTTGCTCAGTGAGGCGTCGATCCCCGTACTCGATTCCGCTGAGGTAAGAAGGGCTGATGCCCATTGCATCTGCCATCGATTTCAAAGAAGAGTCGTACCTCATGCGTAGGTGGCGGACTTTCTCGCCGAATGGTGTGAGCTTCATGATTTCTCCTGGGTGCGGGTGCGGGTGCGGGGTTCTTAGCAGTATTGTAGATTGCTTCGCAAGATTGTGAACATGATCGCAGTGTAGCGTTGTAAAAAGATTTGTGAAGCTGGGTTTTTATACAGCATATTTGGTGCGTATTGACTAGCCTAGATGCAGTTGACGGGGTCCTGCTTCCTGAGTGGCTGAACGTGCTGAAGGGCGCGAGGCCGGCTTCAGGTTGCGCATGTTGATCCCAGAAGCGCGAAAGCCCCCTAAGCAGCCGTGATGATGGCGCCGAGGGGGCTTTGTCTTTTTGCGGCTTCTGGTTAGAAGACCCTGAATTTGGTTAGAAGAAAGGGGTTAGCTCTTTCGAGCTAACCCCTTGATTCATTGGTCGGAGCGGCGGGATTCGAACTCGCGACCCTCTGCTCCCAAAGCAGATGCGCTACCAGGCTGCGCTACGCTCCGACTAAAACGCTATTGTAGCGTCAAAAAAATGGGTATTTCCGCAATGGGCGAATTTTTTGCTCAACGCGAGCCGGGTCCCGGGCCGCGGTTGGCCAGGTGGCGGAAGGTGATGCGGCCCTTGGTCAGGTCGTAGGGCGACATCTCCAGCGATACCTTGTCGCCAGCCAGGATGCGGATGTGGTGCTTGCGCATCTTGCCGCCGGTGTAGGCGATCAGCTGGTGTCCGTTTTCCAGCGTCACACGAAAGCGAGAGTCAGGCAGGACTTCCGTGACGGAACCCTGCATTTCAATCAGTTCTTCTTTGGCCAT